CTCGTTTGCAGCGTGGCTGTCGCGTACGTGACTGTCTTGCATCGTTACGAACCGCAAGTTAGGGTATATGTCGCTATCTTTTCGGAACTGTCCGAACTGGTACGCCGAACTTGCCGAGTTTGCCGCAAACTTCTCTTCGGTCTTCTGCCAGATGTCGCCATACAGAAAGCCTCTCTTTTGAGCCAAACCAAGTAGTTTTTCTTTCGAGATACCGCCTACTTTGAGTGCTTCTATCTCTTTGATAAGCGAAAAGGTTTTAGCTCCCGCAAAGGCGAGCAGGTTCTCGCGGAACTTCCTTGTTGTCGGGTCGGTGTAGTATCCGCCTCCCCACCCTTTCTGTGTAGCCGACGACAGACTGGTATAGTATTTGAGTACAAGGGCACGGTGTAGCTTCTCGGGCGTGATGTTGCCTCGGTATACCTGCTCTGCTATTTCGTCTATCGAGGGGTCGGAGGCGGCAGCCGAAGGTAGCGTAGTGTACGCTATGGCTTGGGTATTATCTTTTTTTTTTACCTGCTCCTCGCCGTCGTTTTGAGAGCCATCACCAAAGAACGACGTGGTCTGCCTGATGGCAGTAACAGGTAGACCTGTACGCATTCTTATCTCATCGATATCGAACTCATAAGAGGACGATAGTTTACTTATGGCGTCGATATATCCGTTGATATCGAGTGTCTCTTGGTTGTTCCAAACGAGCTTGTGTCGCTCGAAGTCTTTATAGACCGGGCTTATTTGTACGAGCCTTTGGCGTATTTTGGCATTGAAGATATATCCGAATAGTTGCTTATCTGCTTCGTAACGGTCGGCGGCAACACGCTCCTGCACCTCGGCAGAGCCTACGAAAGACTTCTCGTCGGTGGTAGAGGTGCCTCCAAGTACACGCTTGGATATTTCCTTATTGCAGAACTCGTCGATAAGACTGATGAACGTCTGGTGGGCGTTTGTGTCGCTCAGTGAGGGCGTCTCTATCTTCTCGTTGCCTTGCAGAACGGCGAACATATTTTGTCGGAAGTTTTGCCCCATCTCGAAGAGTTCGTCGCGGCGAGCCGTATCCATACGGTCAGTAATAAAGAATATGGGCGGCACTCCGTATTTGTCGATATAGCTCATCCAGCTACCGAGCGATAGCTTTTTGGCTATAATGGGCATAGCCAGTTGGTGGAACATTCCCAGGTCGAACGAGCCACCTACTTGCAGGTAGTAGTTGCCGAGCGGCTTGTCGACGAAAGATACGCCTTTGGTGTCGTATGGTTCTTTGATGACGATACCTTTGGAGGCAATGAAATTGGACTGCGGTATCTCGGTAACGGTAGCCATTTCCATAGTATCGGGGTCGAGGTCGAACATCTCTATGAGAGTAGTGCCCTGGAAACGGCTCATCAGTACAAGTCTTATGAGCTCTTCGAACCATGGACGGCGGAGTAGATCGGTTAGTTCCTCGTTTTTGTTGCCGTTGTCGTCGGCTACCATAAAAGACGACCGCTGCACACGAAGGATACGCGTATCGACGACAGACATCAGGTGGCTGTCGAGCATCATAGAGCGATAAAATCTCATCAGAGGCTCTCGGCGAGGGTCGTCGGGAGCGGTAGCCGTAGCTACAGCTACTCGCCAATCACGTATCTCTTTTGCCGACAATATGTCGGCGGTACGCTTCCACTCCGCTTTGGACGCCGTGCGGCGGTGGTACTCGGCGAAGATTTCGTTGTTGGTGGCTCGGCCGAAAAAATATCTGTTTAAGTAGTCTTTAAGTGCCATTGAAATATCAATTATCAATTACGAATTGGTTATGTATTTGTGTAGTCGCCTTTGTTGTATGTAGCAGGACGTATACCGTTTGCTGAATAGTAGTCGGCAACAGGCTGAGATAAAACTTCGCCTGTGTAACTTAAAAGCCGCCCTGTCGGTATCTCGTCGGAGACGTCGAATCCGTTTTCCTTGGCTATCTCGTATGCTGCATCTGCAGAGCCTGTAAGGATAAGGGCGATGTCGAGAAAAGTTTGACCTGCGGCCGCAATAGTTGTCTTCATAGAAAAAGTTTCATTGTTCGGCGAGCGACAAAAAACAGTCCGGCTATTACCGACGCTACACCCAAATACATCAACCCCTTTTGCCACCACGCAAGCCCAATGCTTACAGCGATGGCGTTTTTCTCCTCTATTTTAGACATTATCCTCTCCTCGCCGAGACGCATCAGGCTATCGACCTGCGACATTGTAATACCTACCGATGTGTTATCTACAATATACTTGTCGTTTTGTCTGCCGCTCTGTCGGTCGGTAGTCTGCGTGGCGGACCGGATGATACGTCCCAGAGTGTCGTAGTCTACCACATTGTAGTCGATACGCTCGGCTGCCCATTCAGACAGTTCTTCGTTTGTCTCGGTAAGTCTATGGAGTAGCAGGTCGAGTGTCTTGGTCTGAACCTGTACCAGACTATCCTGCTTGTTTAGCATCGTTTCGCCTTTCGACTCCGAGACAGCGGTCTTTTTCGTGGGGACACAGCCTATTAGAACAGCTACCATACAAGCTGCCGCAATAGATACTATTAAGAATCGGGTTACCTTATTCATTTTTGCAATCGAATATTTATATATACTTCTACTGTCATTTGCTGCTATTGTAAGTGAAGTCTACGGCTACCGCACAAGTTATCTCTTGTCCGATTAAACCAAGATCGCTAAGCTTCTCATGTGGAATATGAACATACAGATAGCCCGAATTGTCCATCGTAATAAAATGAGGAGCAACGAAAAGCACGGAGAAATTTCCGTTTTTCTTCAGATATAAGGTTATGGTAGCGGGATACGCCGTCTCTAACGGTATATTCAATCGAGCTATGTCTGTGTTGCGAGAGGGTAAGACAGCCACTTTGATACCCTCAGTGGTTGCCGATAGACTGGCGGAGTCGAAAGCTTCAAGGTATATCATACCGCATATATTGGTGCGATTGTCTGAGTATACCGTTTGTTTCAGCGTTCCTCTTATCCGCCCTTCTGTGCCTCTTAGACGAGATACTTCAATATCTGAGACGACAGACCGACATATATTTACCCTGCGAAGAGGATACAAATATATTGTTTTGTCGGCCGCAGGGGGCTCTCCGTCCTCCGGCGATGCAAGAATACCCTCGCTACGCTCATAGGCGTCATACTCTGCCCCGTCGTGAAAAGTGCCTTTTTCGGCAGTGGTTACGATTTTAATATATACGCCCTCGGGCTGTGTAGTGAAAACCTGCGATTGTTTTATTTTTACCAAATCATTGCCCGTCCATAAAATACCCGAAGAAACCATTATCCGAAGCCTTCCTCCTTCTGCTCTCTGAGATATCTCTGCTCCTTTCAGGATAACCGGCTCATTGCCTAAGATCCCATTACATATATCCAATAGAGCCAATCTATTGTAATCTACCATTCGCATAAACTTTTCGTCGGCAGGGAAGCCACGTAACACGTTGTTAAAAATTATTTTGTCCATATTTTTTTAATTATTATTTAAATTCGGTTTCAATTCTTCTTTTACTTGCTCGACGAGCTGCTCCCAATTCTCTCTCGACACCTTGTCAAGCAACTTGTAAATCTTGTTGTTTAGCTTATTCATTTTAAGTAAATCGTTTTCCAACTTATCGATTTTTGTTTGCATAGCATCAAGCTTACGCTCGAGTAGCTCCGCCTGCTCCCGCCACATTCGTGCGAGGCTCTCTATGTTCTGTATCTCGGCACGTTCGGTGTCGACTGCCACCTGCTTGGTGTCTGCCTTCAGGCGACGTATCTCCTGGTCTTTTTGCTCTTTTATCTGCTTTATCTGAATGAGAGACAGCCACAGACCGCCGCCAAACAGGACGTTTAAAGCAAGGCTTATTATTTCGATTGTTTCCATGTCAAATATTTCTGTACTCTGTTTTAGCGTCGAACGACGGACACGCTTTGCGGGCAAAATCTCTGTGTCCGTATATTTTAGCCGTTGGGTAACGTTGTTTCAGCTCTTTAAGTAACTTTACCAGAGCTGTCTTTTGTGCTGCCGTGCGGGTATCTTTCGGCTTCATAGCCGCATCGCATCCACCGACGTAACAAACGCCGACAGAGCAGTGGTTCTGCCCGATCGTGTGAGCCCCAATAGAACGCTCGTCTCTGCCCGCTTCGACCTTACCGTCGAGGTGTACGATGTAGTGGTATCCAATGCCTGTATATCCTGCCTGCTTATGCCAGCGGTCGATTTCCTGCAATGTTACTTCTCTACCCTCGGGGGTAGC